TAACTATGTCATGCTGTTGTCTTTTGTTTCCAAAGATAGCTGAGATCATTATCTCATTTGTACCCCAGACATACATGTGATGCTGTAATTGTGGATAGTAGTTCTCAATTACTTTATCTAAGTTACTGTATTCTCCAGTATGTTTAAGTTCTACTAAGCTAATACTTTTTATATTATCATTCGGATGATTAATAGGTTCATTTGAATAAGCTATGTCAATAGTAGATGCTAATATAAATGGATGAGATGTACTATCAGATTCAACAACACAATGTGCTTGTTCATACATTAAGTTATGTTCATGTCCGTAACCAACTACATTGTTTCTTGTTAACTGTTTGTTAAGCCAACTGGTATGGAAATATTCAGTAGCTAATCCTAATTGAACAGGGAATACATTAGACAAATCATCTTTGCTAAGATTTATTTTTTGTTCCCAAAGTTTTTCTAAATCATAGTAGTCACCACTAGCTATTGCTCTTGCATCACTACTACTTATCTTATCCTGATAGTATTCTTCTCTTGTTCCAGAGTATTCTACACTTTTATATATTTTAATTGACATCTTCTGGCCTCACATCACTTTCAGGATCAGGTTCATAAAAATCTTTTTCACGATATACTTGTTCTTCTGCGTATTCATGGACCTCATCATACTCAGCATCAGGATTCTCTTTAGCATATTGCTTAAAGTGTTTCTTGTAGCTTTCTATATCAGCTTCTTCTTGTTGTTCAATAACCCAATCAGTAAATTTAATTGACATTTCTATCCTCCATAACTTTTACTTTTTTGTACCACTTACCATTTTTAAAATAGACTGTACCTCTAAGTGGTCTTGAGTTACCGCCTGTGTGGGAATACTTCCCTTTATGATTCTTATCTTTAGCCATGTTAAAGACCAAAAATAAATGCAAGACCATTCAACAATACAATTCCAGATAGAATTGCTATCATCATAGTCTTAAGGTAATGCTTAACTGCATATTGTAGTTCTTCTTTTTGAGTACTCATTTACTCCTCCTCTAATTGTTCAGCAATTTTTTTATGAGCATGCTGTAATAACTCAAATACTTCCAGTCGTGGAATGTATATCTTGTTAGCATGTGTCCTAATATTTTTTATGCTAGGGTATTCAGATTCTTTAACCATCTTAGATACTGCATATTGAATAGCATCAGCTGGAAATAATTTTAATTCATTAGAGTACACAGCATAGAAGTCTTTCTTTTCTTGCTCTGTATCTGGTAACACATGCTTGTTAACTAAGAACAATAGATACAAACATTCAGACATTTGTTCTAATGTAATAGGTTGTAGTCTATCTATCATAAACTGTAAGTCTATATCCAATTCATCAAGTGCTGCGTTTATTTCTTTCTGGGATTTGTAAGACTTTATTTCCATCTGTGCTTTGTATTGCACCCCTGTCAACAATTCCTTGCTGAATGGTGTTTGCAGATGTGCTATTGGTTTCGTATCTATTATAGTAGTGTCCTTCTCGTAACCAGTTACTTGGGTACTTGATGTATCTTTGTTCGATTTTATTTTGTTGGACATATTTTCTGTATTCTCTTGCTCCATTTATAATCTCCTGTTCTGTTGCGCCATCATCTTTTACTGCATTAACATACGCAGTCATAGCTGGAAATAATCCTTGAGCATTTGGATATGCTTCCCAGAATAATTTAAATCCATCCATGAGTTTAAGTTTAATGAGGTCTTTCTGTTTGTATACTTTCATTAGTAGTCTCCAATTTAATATCGCAGTCAAGGGCCATAGCCCATGAAGTTAAATTGAAAGCACCTGGACTTCTAATACCACATTCCCATTTACCTACCAACCCATCAGCATTACCCATGCGTTGATCCAATTCTAATTGAGATATATTCAAACTCTCTCTCCTCAGTTTGAATTGATATATCAGTTCCCAATACCATGTAGGTTTATACCCTACACGATTAGACCTTGATGCTATCCATTCATTCTTATCTGCCATAACAGTATAGCATAGGTGCTTTCGTTTTTAAATCAAGAAAGTTTTTCTATTACATCTTGTAATACTATTTCTTCTAGCATACCTAATGATGTAACAGCTGGATTATCCTCTGCATTAAACATAGTAGTGTCATGAACTAATGACCATAGCTCATAGTTATGCCAAGCAATATGAATCTTATTATCAGAACTATACCTAAAGCCTTCAACAGAAAAACCTTCTCCATAATGATCACAAGACTTTAACCAATTTGCAAATTCTTCAACATCATTATCAATAGCTGCGTCTAATTCATAGAGTTTTTCTCTTTGTTGTTTGATCTTTTCTTTCCTAAGATTTAAATCTCTTAGCTTATTGATAACAAGTTTATCACTTTCTACTTGCTTTAGAAAATGTTTACGAACAGCTTCTTTAACTCTTTCTTCTATTCGTTCCCTATCTTTTACTCGTACATTTAGTTTTTTTGCCATGTTTTTTCTCCTTTTATATGACATTAATAAAATCACTAGCATCTTGTTCAGATGTAGTGACAACCACTCTGCGCACAGTCCTACGACCGTGAACAATTTGCATGGGCATAGGTTCACCCATCAAATTCAATGTGATAGTGTATATAATAAACACAATATTACATACCAATAGCTTTCAATCGGTAGACATAATGCCCTCCAACTATCTGTTAGAGGAATTATCTTAAGATAAAATACTAATTACTATCTTGACATTAACGATTTTAAATGTGCCAAAGTATAGTCAATGTGAGTATACAAAATATTAGTTCAATAATATTTTTTATATCCAACATTTGTAATCTCCACATGCACCACCTTCTGCACCAACACCACAATACATACAGATACCAGCTTCAATAGCTATCTGTCTTAGTCTTTCTGTTTCTGCTTGTTCAGCTAATGAATCCATCATCTGATCCATCGCCTCATCTACATAATGTTTTGTTTCTGCCATTCTTTTTTCTCCTGATATAATCTGTTAATAATAATTGCAGATGCGTCACCTCTGCTACATAAATACTCACGCATTGTATTTATTACATCATAGTAATAATCTTCATTGACTTGACTTACTTGTGTTCCAATGCATCCACCTCTGGTTTCTAATATTTCAATAGAATTTTCTACTGCCATTCTACTTCTGGTTCTAATTCTTCTACCCATAGAAGCAAACTCTTGGTTGACTTGTTGCCTAATCCATTCTTGACTGTACATATTAATCTCCTTTTGTTTGGTTGCGTGATGAGTATACTAAGCAGTTCGTGAGGCCTTTCTAACTTAGGAAATACAGTAACCTACTCTGATTGACTTGCATTACATTCAATCAAGTGTGCAGTCTAACGATACTTGGATATGATTTTTTCAGCACTTATCATACCGCCTCTTTGCGTAATACTCATCACGACTTTATCATATAATGTTGGTTCGTGTGCGACACGCTTGAGATACTGTCATCAGCCACAGCCTCAGTTTCTCCTCTGACTTTTGGTTACTCATCCTAGTATTTGTAACACCGCTCATCAGTATTGCAATCCCACCCATTATATAAATTCTATATGTTTCTTATATCTACATTATGCTTTTGTTCTGCTGCAAAAGCACATTCATTAATCTCCTTTTGAAAAAAATTCTTTTGTTCCAAATACTTAGCGTCTTGCAAATGTTTCTTTGCCCATTGGTAACGCTTTTTAATTTCGTATAAGTCTAAGTCTAAACTACTGTGTTGCATTGTCCTCCTCGCTTCTAACTAATTCTAAACCCTTAGTACTAAGGAAATGTATAGTGTTATTACAATTACTTGTAATACTTTTCCTTTTATCTGGGTTACCATGTTCATCAAACTTAATGTATACCCATCCCTTATCTCTAAATGCTTTAAGCCTGGAGCTTATTGATACTTCTTTAATACCAGTATACTTTGCTATCTCTGAGAATGTACCACCAGTATTTAAACTTTTAGTTAAAGCATGTAGTATCTTATAGTCTTTAGTGTTGGTCCATGTATTCTTAGATGTAGATGGATCGTTCTTCCTTGTAGGTGTAGGAAATTTAATTATATTTATATCAGTCGGTATCGCCATCTGCTACCTCCATGTCAGAACCAAATGCTTGTGTCATATTGTAAGATATAAGCTCATCTATTGCATTTTGTAATGTTTTGGTTATCATAAATTTTTGTTGGTCATCAGTAAGGTCATGTGATTTTGCATACACTTGAACTTGCTTAGTGATTCCAGTTATAAAATTTTCATCAAACTCATTTAATGTAAACTCTACATCTGGATGTTTTAATTTCATACCTTTTATAATATGACTGCGCATATTAGTATGAAAAGCCTTGTCTATATCAGGTAATTCTTTAGTCATGTTTATCTCCTTATAATATTATTAACATAATCCACATTAATTCACAATAGATTTATTTAATCTATGTGTTTTAATACTTTATCAAATGATTTCTTAAGCACCTCTTTCATAGGTTTAGGTGTTTTATTTTCCAGAATCCATTTCGATGCTGCGCTTGCTTGATTAATACAATGAGTCAGGTAGTTAGTATCATCTTTGATAGCTTTCTTCCATGACTTAATGTATTGCAAATGATTAGGTTGTGGTTGTGATACTATACCTAATTCATAAGATACCATAATGCTACACATCTCAGCTATTAGTTCTTCTTTAGCGTAGCTTTCTTTATCAACAGCTCCAAGTTCTAAACCTCTATCTAATCTATGTGCTGCACCAGTAGCATGACCACACTCATGTAACATAACAATTACATACATATCTGTTGGTGATAATCCGTCTATTGTTTTTTGGAATCTCCATTTTTCTGGCATACATATCATATCTGCTATTGGACTATAGTATGCTTGGCTACATAAAGTCAGAAACCAGACGCTCACATTCTTCAGTCATATTAACTAAGTTATCTTTCTTAGTGTTACCCATATCTATATAGTCAGAGTCTGTATAATCTGGCACAACTTTTACATCACGAATTACTATTGGTTCTACTTGATCTCCATTAAAGCCAGGTGTACTTGTCCACCGTGATATAATTTCTTTACCAGCTTCAGCATTATATTTATAGATTGGCCTTACAATACCTACTGGACTAGCACCTCTTGGTGTATACCCCATCTTTTCCCATGTCTTGTATGTACCCCATACTTTAGACTTATATCCATATAAGTCTGATACTAATGACATAAGTATTTGATTCAAACCACTATAAGATTCTGGTTTGTTATCCTTTTTATTAACATCAATAGTACTTGCTCTGTATTGTGATGTAAGCTGTGATTGCCATGGCTTATGCCATGATCCCTCAATCTTATCAGCGTCATCAAGTATTGTTAAAAATTTTTCATTGAGTTTATGCTTGTTTAACTCTGCAACTTTTTTTGTTTTAGACATTTGTGTCCTCCTTTACAAGATCATAACTTACTTTCCAGTCTACTTTAATAAAGTTAGTGTTGTTAATTTTAATATCAGTTACTATATAATCTATATCTTCAAGCCATGATTTGATTTCACTAGCGATGTGTTCTTCATCAACCCATGTTTCATCTTCATCATTTGAATTATCTCTTTCTAAAGTAAATGATACATTAAATTTTTCTATTGCCATTAGTTTCTCCTTATCCTCTTTTTAAAAAAAATTAGCTACAGGATTTAGTATATCTGGGGAGATGACTACTTCCTCCTGTAGCATTGTGCTGTAATGAGTAGCTCGAAGCGTTCTCTCTGGCGATTAGCCAAGTTCCCTCATATTTACAGCAGATAGAAACAGAAAATCATAATGCTTTTTCCATTTCTAAATGACAAACACACAAAAGAATAGCCGAAGTTAATCGGCTATTCAGTTTGCTAGACTAAGCTTTGATTGCGTTGAGCTTAGCTTTTTGGTCTTTGATTAGCTGAGCTGGTGTCTTAGAAGAACCAGACTTAGTGTCTGACTTCTCGAATCGCTTAGCTTGTTTCGTCTTGTATTCTGCGTAGGTTTCTCCGAAGAAGAAAGTCCAAACATAATCACCAGTTAAGATAACCCTTTTCTTTAGATGAGGTTCTAGTAAATCTTGGTAGATTTCTAGGTATTGAGAACTGGTTTCTATTCTGCCCAAAGCCATAACTTCTGGACTGTGTAGTGGGTTACCAGATTCATCATATAGAGGTTCTCTAAGAGATTCCTCTTGGAATCCTTTGAGCATTTCCTCAACCTCTTGGTCTATCCAATCATTCTCAACTAAAAGTCTGTGATAGTTAGCTGTTTGGTTAGTCTGACCTTTGGTATATCTTCTGATATGTGCGTCACACGCAGAAATCTCTGCTAATATGTAACTTCTTGCTGGTCCGTTTGGGTAGTGTTGCCCAGCTAATCTACCATTAAGGTAAATCCCAGCCTCTTTCCCTTTTCGGTAGCGGTCATTTTCATGAACAGTTTTACTTAGTATTTGCTCGACTAGAGCTTCTTGTTGTTTTAAAGACATAGTTAATCTCCTATTTGTCTATATTATGGGTATAAAACCCTTACACTACCCCAACTAAATGAGGCAAACGAAAGACCACATAAACTATGGGTCCTTTTCACCGCCATTACGCTCTATAGTAATGGAATAAGGGAAAGCAGAATCGTAGATGTAATTGGTGCGGAAGTTATCTGCTCTATCAAAGATAACTTCACGGACATCTGCTATTCTGGTTGAAAAGTCGGCTTGTCCTCGTTTAGTGCTGGGTAGTGTTGGTGTTTTTAGCCATGGTATAGAGAAATAGTAGTTTAACTTGGTCTTTAAAACGACAAGGAGTTCTAGTCGTTGCAAATGCTTAGTGAAACTGTTCTTGAAAATGTCCTCTACCGCCTTTCTCTGCGCTCTTGTAGAGCGCCCTCCTTAAGAGAAAGGTGTAAAAGGGTAAAGAGGCGGGCATTTTCCAATGGTATATTAGCTGTTGTGTTGGCAACACTTCCCAAACGGTCTAGTAAGAATTACAATATTAGCGATTTCTGTGTGTGATGGACATATCAGTTAGATATTCCTCAGAATAATCAAGAAGCTAACTATCACTAGACTTTTTTGAGAATGATGGGTAGCCAGGAGTTGATGGAAATCTCTGGATTCTAAGTGGAATAGATTAGTAGAATCTCTTTGATGAATCTGGTTAGACGCTACCCAGAAGATATGTCTTTGGTGCAGATAGACCAGTTCTCAATGCCTAGAATCTACTAGATTTGCTTAATCTCATTAAAGAATAGGGTTGAATTAACTGGTAGATTATGTTGGTCTTTCTTCTTAGGTAGAAACCTTGCAGAATCAAGATTAAGCAAGATTAGAGATTCTCAGACAGTAAGTCTTGGTTGTTCTTAGACAACAGATTAGATAATCAAAGCACAAAACGCTTAGTGAAACCAATCATTAGCTTGTCTGCAAACTGAATAGTTGATTAACTCGGCCATTGTTTATGGTGTGCTTTGTCATATCTATCTGTTGCTATCTGCACTAATCACACACAAATCGCACAAATCACAGATATTTAATTAGCCATGTGGATAACAGTCTTGACATGAAACGAATCATAACTGTATAATCGGCAGAGCAACTAACCGTGAGGTATGATACATGGCTAATGATGTCACAACTTTAACAGACTTGCAGATGCAATTCGTGGATAACTATTTAACCAATGGCGGTAACGGCAAGAGAGCTTGTATCGATGCTGGTTACTCAGACAAGAACGCAAGTGTGCAAGCCAGTAAGTTACTGAAACTCCCACATATTCAACAAGCTCTTATGAAAGGAACTGCTGAACACATCGGTATCGCATCTGCAAAGGCAATGCAGAAGATGGTTAACCTTTCTGGTGGAGCTAAGTCAGAGTATGTGCAACTTGAAGCGTCTAAGGATATATTAGATAGAGCTGGATTCAAACCGCCAGAAAGGACACAACATCTTCTTGATGGTGACATCAAAATATCTATTGATTTGTCATAAGGATAGGGGGTTCAAAACTCGGACAAGCTTTACTGTTACTTCTCCTCCTCAAACATTATTCTTAAAAAAAGCTCGTAAATATTTTTGTGAGTTGGGGTTCGTCAATACTGGTGTATAGTTACAACATCATGTCAAATGATAACAACATAATAGAGTTTACACTAAATGATGATAACACAAGGCATACAACTGATTCTGTACTTGATCACCTTATGGAGTATAGGGATGATATTGTATCTCTCACTTGTGTTGTTGAGCATGGTGATGGTAGGGTTGGAGTATATGCAGAGGATAAGGACATCTATACTCTCTTATTCCAGAAAAATTTTTTGGACCATTTTGTCCGAAAAGCATTTAGCGATAGGGTGGAACACTACACGGAGGAATAGTGGTTGGAGTAAAGAAGAAGAAGTTAAAGAGGGATATGACACCTCAGGAGCTGTATCAAAACAAAAGGGGAGGACTTTTAGGGCCGTGTCGTATATGCGAAAGGTCTGTGCATCAAGGCGATAATTTTGTTGTTACTGGTGGTGATATAAGAATTTGTCTACCTTGTTACGAAGAAAGGATTAGTAAGAGTGCAACTTAAATACAAACCAGATGGCGACACCTTGAAAACCTTTATGAAAGATGATTCGTTCTTTCGTGGGCTTCGTGGTCCAGTAGGTTCTGGCAAATCTGTGGCATGTTGCATAGAAATGTTTAGGCGTGCTTTACTACAAAAGCCATCGGAAGATGGAAAACGGCGCAGCAGATGGGCAGTTATAAGGAATACTAACCCACAATTACGCACAACAACTATAAAAACATGGCTTGACTGGTTTCCTGAGAATGATTGGGGAAACTTTAGATGGTCTGTTCCCTTTACACACCACATAAAAAAAGGCGATTTAGATGTTGAAATTATTTTTTTAGCCCTAGATAGACCAGAAGATGTGAAGAAGCTGCTATCATTAGAGCTAACTGGTATATGGGTAAACGAGGCAAGAGAGATTCCTAAGTCTATTATTGATGCGTGTACTATGAGAGTGGGTAGATACCCCTCTATGAAAGATGGTGGACCTACTTGGTATGGAGTTATATGTGATACCAACGCTCCAGAAGAAGATCATTGGTGGGCTATCATGGCTGGTGACTCTATAGTACCAGAACATATATCACGAGAAGAAGCATTAATGTTAGTAAAGCCTGATAACTGGGCATTTTGGAATCAGCCAGGAGGTATGATTGAAAATAAGAATGATGAGAATGAAGTTATAGGTTATAAATCTAACGATAAAGCAGAAAACAAAAAGCATTTAACCCCAGATTACTACAAGAATATAGTCAATGGTAAGACTAAATCTTGGATAGATATATATGTTATGAACCGATTAGGTAGATTAGATGATGGTAAACCAGTATATCCAGACTTTAATAAGCTCATTCATGTAGCAGAAGAACATATACCAGTAGCAAATGGTAATACAGTCTATGTAGGTATGGACTTTGGATTGACTCCAGCTGCCGTATTTGCCCAAAAAATTCGCGGAAGATGGCACATATTAAAAGAAGTTGTGTGTATTGACATGGGTATTGTACGCTTTGCAGAGCTAATGCGACAAGAGATTGCACAGAATTATCAGGGTTGTGACCTACAAATGTGGGGTGATCCAGCTGGTGACTTCAGAGCGCAGACTGATGAGAGTACACCATTCCAGATAATGAGAGGAGCTGGAGTACAAGTCTATCCAGCACCTAGTAATGATGTAAGTCTAAGGTTAGAGTCTGTAAATGCTGGACTAACTCGTATGCTTGAGGGCCAGTCTGGGGTAATCATAGATAAAAGATGTAAAGAACTTATAGCTGGGTTTGATGGTGGCTATCACTATAGAAGATTACAAGTAACAGGACAGGAAAGATACCAAGAAACACCAAACAAAAACAGATTCTCCCATGTGCATGATGCTCTACAATACCTGATGCTAGGTTCTGGTGAGGGCAGAGGGATAACACATGGGAACGCATTAAGGGATGCTTTTCAGGTAAAGGCATCCTTTAATCCATTTGATAAGAAAAGACCTAGAAAAAAAGAAAAAAGTTTTTGGAGTAAGTTTTAATGCACCTATCGTACTTTGACATATTTGGTATTGCCGCTTTATTATCTTTATTATTAAATTATTGGATAGGTAAAAAATGAGTGAGTCATTATTAAAAAGATTAAAACTTAGTGGATATAACAAACCAAAAAGAACACCTGGGCATAAAACTAAATCACATGTAGTCTTAGCTAAAGTAGGGGATATAATAAAAACAATTAGGTTTGGTCAACAAGGAGTGTCAGGCGATAAAGGTAATACTGCAAGAAGCAGATCATTTAAAGCAAGGCACGCAAGCAACATAAAGAAAGGAAGATTGTCCGCAGCTTACTGGGCAAATAAGGTGAAATGGTAACATGAGTTTATTAGCAAACATAAAAAAAAGACAAAGAAAAGGTATTTCTAGGTCAAAGAAAAAAACAACAATAAGTAAAAAAGCATACTCTCAAATGAAGAAGGGTTGGAAAAAATAATGGAATGTGCGTTGCTCATATTCTATTTACAAATACCAATGCAATAAGGATGAAAAAATATGTGTATAAAAACACCAAAGCCACCAAAGGAAAGTCAAGACGCAAAAGCAGCAAGAGCAGCTCAACTCAAAAGCGAGTTAGACGAGCGTACTAGACTTAAGACTGAGGCAACGGAAGCCGAAAGATTATTGCAATCTGGATTTGGTAGACGATCTCTTATTACTGGTGTAGGAGGAGGTAGAGGTTACCCTCTAGGTTCTTAAGAAGGTTTTAATTAATGGTAGATAATGTTAAACTAATACTTGAAAGGTATGCAAAAGCAGAAGCTACCAAACAATTATGGAGTACTACTTTTGAAGAATGTTATGAATACGCACTACCACAAAGAGAAAGTTTTTATCAAGAATCTCAAGGTGCAAATAGACATGACAAAATTTTTGATGAAACAGCTGTAGTAGGTGTACAAGAATTTGCATCAAGACTACAAGCTGGAATTGTTCCCAACTTTGCTAGATGGGCTGACTTAGTAGGAGGACAAGAAGTTCCTGAGGAGGAAAGATTAGATGTTAACAAAGCTCTCGATGATGTTACAGAATATGTATTTGAAGTTCTGCAAAATTCCAACTTTAATCAAGAAGTACATGAAAGCTTCTTGGACTTGGCTGTTGGAACAGGTTGCTTACTTGTGGAAGAAGGTGACGCAATTAACCCTGTCAACTTTACAGCAATTCCGCTCCCTCATATCTGCTTGGACACAGGACCTCAAGACGATATTGATACGATATATAGGAAAAGATTAATTCGTTGTAAAGACCTTATGGTTGCATATCCTGATGCAGACCTATCATCTCAAATGAAACAGAGTATGATAGATAATCCAGACAAAAAAATTAATGTTATTGAAACAGTATATAGAGATTACTCTGTACTGCCTGATGAAAAGTATCATTATTGTGTGGTAATTAAAGAAGAAAAGCGTAAGATAGTACATAGAGAAATGAATGGTAATGGTTCTAATCCATACATTTGCTTCCGTTGGGGTAAATGTGCTGGAGAAGTATATGGTCGTGGACCATTGATGAACGCTATGGCAGCAATCAAGACTACCAATTTAACTGTGGAGATGATATTAGAAAATGCGCAGATGGCTATCTCAGGTATATATCAACTTGAAGATGATGGTATTGTTAATACAGATACAATACAGTTATTGCCAGGTACAGTCATACCAAAAGCTCCAGGCTCGTCAGGACTCCAACCAATACAAAATGCTGGTGATTTTAGAATATCTGATATTATCCTATCGGATATGCGTAACAATATCAAAAGAGCTTTATACAATGATATGCTTGGTGATCCGAACAGAACACCAGCCTCTGCAACAGAAATTGCAGAAAGAATGGCAGACCTTTCAAGAAGAATTGGATCAGCCTTTGGAAGATTACAAGCAGAGCTGGTCACTCCAATCTTACGCAGAGTTATACACATACTTAAGAAACAGGGTAGAATAGAAGTACCACAGATTAATGGCAGAGAAATTAAAGTAGTAAGTATTTCTCCATTAGCGCAAGCACAAATGCAAACTGATATTGCATCAGTAGATAGATTTTTAGAATTAGTCATGGCTAGGTTTGGACCACAGATGTTACCTATGTTAGTTAAAGGTGATGAGGTTGCTAAATTCTTAGCTAAAAAATTCTCCGTGCCAGAGGATTTATTAATGACTGATGCTGATAGACAGCAAGTTTTACAACAGGCACAACAGATGGGAGCTATACCAAATGACGAAACAACAACCGAAAATACTGGGTCCTGATGGATATGAAAGAAGCAGTAAGGATCAAGAATCTTTGAATGATTTACTTGCTACTACATTTTCAACACCACACGGACAACAAACATTGGCTTATTTAAAATCAATAACAACAGAAAGAGTTGCTGGACCAGAAATAAAAGCTGATGCTTTATTTCACTTAGAGGGCCAAAGATATTTAGTAGGTATTATTGAAACAAGAATTAGAACACATAAACCTAAGGAGCAAAACAAATGACAGAAGAATCATTAGTAGAACCACAAGCAGTAGAAGAAACAACGGAGTCTGGCGATCTCCCTCCCACCCAATCTGCACCAACCGAAAGCCAGACTCCAACTAAACCTGAACATGTACCAGAAAAATTTTGGAAAGATGGAAAGTTAGATGATCTATCTTTAGCTAAATCATATACAGAATTAGAGGGTATGATAGGTAAAAGAAAAGATGATTTTAAAGAAGAACTGATAGGTGAACTTAAAGCAGAGCAAATGAAAAATAGGCCAGCAGATGAAAATGCTTATACAATTCCAGAAGTAGAAGGATTTACACAAGAAGATATACTTGCTAATCCTATGCTAGATTGGTGGAAAAAAACAGCATATGAACAAGGATTTAGTGATGAACAATTTCATGAGGGTATTAAACAATTTGCACAATCTAATGTAATAGAAATTGATTTAGATCAAGAAAAAAGTAAACTTGGTGATAACGCTGAAGCAAGAATAGATAGCGTAACTAAATGGGCTTCAACTAATTTTCAAAATGAAGAACTTGATATTGTTGTAGAGTTAGGAACAACTGCTGCTGGTATAAGATTTTTAGAAAGGTGTATGGGTATGGGTGTTGGTAGTGTCAATACTGCTGATACAGTAGCTAAAGGAACAGGACAACAAACTATTAGTGACTTAAGATCAATGATGAACGATCCTAGATACTGGGATTCTAATAGAAGGGATGAAGCCTTTGTTGCAGAAGTTAACGAAGGTTTTCAAAAGTTAGGTGGCAATTAGTATATTTAAACCTGACTTACACTTAGTCACATCGTTAGCTGGTAATCTAACAGATGAAGATATTGCAGAATGTGAATTGCTTGGATGCACACCTTTAGAAGCATGTGTCCAAGCATTAACAGAACATCAACAAGATATATCATGGGTAGCTGTAAACAAACATGGACCTATGATGATGTGGGGAATCTTTAGAGATACACCCCCTGTTAACAATAAGATGTACAAAAATGCTGGTAGAATATGGCTTTTAATGTCTAACAACATGAATAAAAAAGAAAAGTTTATATTTTTAAGAGAGTCAAAAGCATGGGTAGAAGTTTTTAACACACACTTTGATTTAATATTTAACATAGCAGATTCAAGAAGAAAAGGTTTAAAGAAGTTTTTACTCTATCATAAGTTTGATATTATAGACTTAGAAGATGACAACCGTATGTATTTTGTGCGTTGCGTGAATAATCAAGAAATAATTAATTAGTGTTAACTGCCCAAAGGTAAATGGCCAACCCTATTCCTTAGGATAATTGGAATCAGTACTCTAGGATAACAGGAGGTATTTTATTAACTCTAACTAAAGGAGAGTATTTATGGCACTATCCATAGATCAAGCGTTTATTACGCAGTTCGAGAGTGAAGTCCACCTTGCTTATCAAAGAGCTGGTGCTAAGCTCAGAAACACAACTCGCCAAGTCAATAATGTAACTGGTTCAACTGCACGATTCCAAAAAATCGGTAAAGGCGAAGCTGTTACTAAATCAAGACATGCAGAAGTAACAAGCATGGACCTCACACATACTAATGTTGATGTCACATTGTCTGATTATTATGCAGCTGATTATATTGACACTCTTGACCTACTCAAGACAAACATTGATGAAAGACAAGTAGTCGCTACTAATGCTGCAAACGCATTAGGAAGAAAGACTGATGACCTTATTATCTCTGCTCTTGATGCTGGTAATGGTACAACAATCGCTGCTGGTTCAGCTGGTTTAACAAAAGCTAAAGTATTAAATGCTTTTGTTTCCATGAATGAAGCAGACATCCCTGATGACGGACAAAGATACTTTGTAGTGTCACCAGAAGGATGGGCAGACTTGTTGGCTATTGACGAATTTGTTAACACAGATTATGTCAAAGAGGCTGAGCAACCTTTCCCAAGTGGTTTTACACAGAAAAAATGGCTAGGATTTAACTTTATGATCCATTCAGCATTACCTATTTCTACTAATGATAGAAAATGTTTTGCTTACCATAAATCTGCTATTGGAACTGCAACAGGATCGGATGTTAGAACAGAAGTGAATTACATTCCAGAAAAAGTTAGTAACCTTGTAACCTCATATATGTCAATGGGATCGATTGCTGTCGACTCTGCTGGCATTATTGAAGTTGTTATAGACGAATCGGTATAGGAGTAAAACATGGCTTTATCATCAAGTGAATTGAAAAAAGTCGGTGGTGCTTCACCAGCTATTTGGTATTACAAATCAGCTGATGCGATTGGCGCTATTACGACATCTGGTTATTTTAACGATGTTACTACTAATCTGAAACAATTTGATATTATTCTTGTTGTTTCTGCTACTGGTGGTACTGCTGCTGTTGATGTAATTACAGTTTCATCAACTACTGGCAATACAACTGTAACAACTACTGCTTTAGCATAACCTAAAAGGATAGGGGTAGTGAGCGTTCGCAGCTACCCCTAAAATTACATGACAACAACAACATCAACTCCCTCAGGGAGTGACATAGACATAGCCTCAAGAGGATTAGTTCTAATCGGTGCATCACCGATTTCGTCGTTTTCTGGAACAACAACTGAATCCCAAGTAGCACAGAATCTGTATGAAGATATTGTAAGATCAGCCCTCACACAGACACGATGGAGGTTTGCCTCAAACATAACACAACTATCAAGACTCGAAGATGCTCCAATAGATGATAATAGATATGATGCTGCTTA